GCCAATGCTCATAAACTACAGGAATTGTTGTTCCATCTTTTTGATGTCCACAGCTTTCACAAACATTATTGTCATATTCAATCATGCTTATTATACTACTTGTCAAAAATACATTTTTTCTCTGAGTATGTACTGGAAAACCACACTTATTACAACATACCATCATTGAAAAATCTTCTTTTATCTTTTTACCAAGTAATGATTCTTTCATTTTACACCTCAATATCTTATCGTACATTTCTTAAATATTCCACAACATACAGTTCCTGTTACTGTATCATTATTTACATTTTTTGCAGTAAATGTAGTTGCTGTAAAATCATCATCAGAGCAAGCAAACAAATCATAATCTCCTGTAGTGATATCATGAAATCCTGCTTTCCTTAATGTTTCATAAGTTGCATCTGAATCTGTACAACCTGTTGCCAAGATAGTAAATAATAGTAAAATTAATATTATATATATTTTCATGATATCACCTTATTGTTTTTTCTTTCGTCTTTAAGTACTTGAATAAAATTTGTTAAATCTTGCAAGCAATCTATTGACCATTGTGTTTCAAAACTAATGTTTGGATAAAAGCAATATTGTCTCCACTGTGGATTCCATTTTACTTCACCAAGTATACTACCATCCCACTTGCTTCTTATAAAAAACTTTTTAGTAAGTCCTTTATATCCCATATCTTGACTAAACTGTAAATGTTTTGATTCCATTTTTACCTCAAAATTAATATCCCTAAAGCAATCACAAGTGTAAATCCACAAATAAATCCAAGTATTGCCATATTATAATTTAATATATCAATTTTTTTCATTATTCTTACTTGCTGACTTATAATTACTGCAGTATCTTGTTCTCTTGTATCATAATATGATTCCTTATCAAGTCTTACTGTCCAAAATACATCATTGTCCTTTATATCCTCACCAGAAAATGGTTCATTTTCTCCTTTCTTAAATATCTGTGGCATATAATCTCCAACTTTTATACTATCCAAATTTAGTTTTCCTGATTCACCTGTCATTTGGCACCTCATAATACTCCAAAAATTCATTCTTATTAATAGAAACATTGCTTATATTTTCTCCATTATATATTGAAAATATAATTAAACAATTTTCATAAATTGTTCCTTCTATATAGCATACATCTTTTAAATGCAAGTCTGTAACAGTCATTTTATCAACAGTTGATTCAGCATATGGACCAAATACATGGGCAGTCTTACTTAATCCTTTTTCAGGAACTGAATAACTTACTGAGATATATGTATCATTTTTATATATATCTTTACCATCCTCTACATTTTCTATTATTGTACAATTTTCCCATGCTTGACTATCTCCAATTACTTTAACACCATTGTTTTGACACAAAACATCCATTCTCTTTTGCTCTTCTATAAATATTTCAGTCTTTAAAATATTTTTTGATTGAACAATACCATAATGGTCTTCAAACATATAATATATTTTATCATCTCTCTCAAGATAATACTCTTTACTGTAGCACTCAATGTTCAACGATGTATTGCCAAGACTCTGTGCAGCTCTTACACCAATGTATGCTCTAAATAATATACTATTTAATTTATTGCTATTTACTACATCAAAAACTTCAATATTACTTTTGCCAGACTTATATGCATAACTAATTGGTCTATAATATTCATTATCAATATCAACAGTTCCATAGTAATCATGAATCATAATATTTGGTTCAGACTTTGTTATATCTGAATGGTCTATTATACAAGTCATATCTGGAATTGTTGTATTGTGCATGCTACTTATTTTTATTTTGACTACTACATCTTGGTCAGGATAAACTTTTAAACCATTTGATGCATCTAAGATAATATAATTCCTGTCATCCTCTACTGTCATTATTAATTCATCTATTGGTTTTATATGTAGAAAGAACTCTTTGTCTTCGATAACATTTGTATCAATATTTACTCTTTCTTTAAAAATACCATTAGTATATCCTGTATTGTTATGATATAATACAAGGATTTCATCACCATTGCATATTCCTCCATCATAATTTGTAAAGGGTCCATTATTTACCGAAATTAAATGAGTATAATTACTCATAAACATTATATTACATCTACTATTATATTCATATTCTGCATTTGCAGTAGTCTCTATATAATTTGGATATTCTATACATCTACCTTGTGACATTATATTATCTTCTCCAAAACAGTATTGTCCAAAAGAACATTCAGAATCTAAATGGCAAGACTGTTCTTGTGTACATCCTGTTAAAAATAATAACAGTAATGGTAATAATAAAATTATTTTCATTTTATTCCTCCAAAATGACAGTTACTGTACCATCATCTTCATATCCTGCTGATATTGTTCCATTATATCCGACAATATCAATTTTTAAATATTCTTCTATACAGTTATCATTAGTTTTTTGTACCGATACATTTATTTTTTCCATCATTTCAAATGCATAAGTATCAGCCTTACACTGATTTGATGTATTTAATACAGCATGTGCTATTTCATGATATAATACAAATGGTAGCCAATTAGTAGAGTTCAAATAAACATTCCTAAAGCTTTCATTATCGCATTGGCTTATGTATACATCATGGCTAAATCTACTGATTAAACCTTTGCAATCAGTTTGATTTGAATATGTAACTTTATTTATAATACTTGTATTTACAAAACTTAAATAATACCATATCTGCCTTTCTGTTTCATTATTAAATGTTTCAACAGATAAATTATAAGTATAATTTGCTTCAATTATTTGTGAAGTCAAAGTTGAACTAAAGATAATTGTATTAGTATCAATGTTTTCTGCTTGCTTATTGTGTCCAACAGAAAAGTATGCAACTACATCATTTATTAATTCAAAACTACCAAATATTGCAAGACTTATTACAATTACAGTAACAGGAATAATTAATGATGGATACTGCTTTTTTGTTTTTTGCTTTTTTGGTTGATTTTTTTTATTCTTTTTGTTTACCATCTTCTTCACTCTCATTTAATTGTTCATACTTAATGCCTGATTCATTGATAATCCACTGAACACTATCTTTATTATAATTTTCTTTATATACAACTCTTTTTATTCCTGCCTGAACACAAAGTTTAAAACATATTTCACAAGGAAGTGTTGTTGAATATAATGTTGCTCCTTCTGCTTCTCTTCCTGCAAATAATAATGCATTCATTTCAGCATGGACAACTCTAACACAATGATTATTTACTACTTTACATCCTACATCGTTGCACTGTGCAAATCTTCTTGGTGCTCCATTATATCCAGTTGATAAAAGTCTACCATTTTTTACAACAACTGCACCAACAGATTTTCTTGGACAAGTTGCTCTTTGTGCAACAACATCACATATTTTCATAAAATAATCATCAAATGATAATCTTTTATTTATTCGTAAAGATAATTTCTCTTTTTTATCTATTTCCCATCCTATTGGATATCCACATTCACCACAATGTTCTTTTCCTTCTGGTATTGGACTTTTACACTTTGAACAAATTGTTTCATGATTCATTTTAATCATCCTCATCATCTATATCAAATGCTGGTGGTAATTCTGGAAAATTATATTCAATTTCTACATCATAAATGCTACTACTTTCCATTACTTTCTCTGTCATTATAGGATATGCTTGACACCACTCAGCAATTCTTGATTTTAATAACTCTTTTTCTTTTTTGTCACCACATAAAGCAACAGTAAAAGCATGATTTTTTCCAAAACTATCTTGTATGTTTTCTATATATCTTCTTGCCATATCTCTTGTTACTATTAACTCAATCTTTTCCATTTTAATCACCATCTTTCATAATACTTTTTATTGTAATTGTCTTCCCAAAGCTCACTATTCTTTTGAATAAATCTTTCTCTATTTATTCTATCTTCTAAGTATTCCATTTTTATAGCAAAAATAATAAAAAAATAAAAAAAATTATTCTTCATCCTCCTCTTCGTAGTCAGGATTTTCTTGTACATAAAATCTTTGTACAGCTCCAATATACTCGCAAGTCTTATCAATTGTTGATGGTTCATCATCATCGTTAAGACTTTGCATTTCTGGAAACTCAACAAATTCTTTTCCAGAATCAAGTGCTGTCTTTAAATTTCTATAACAAATTTCTGCATCCTCTTTACTTATCTTTGTATTCTCATTATTGTCTTCTGTATTGCCATCTCCATCAGCACGATACTCAATAATGAAGTCATACTTTAGTTTTGCCTTATTTTCTTTCTTCATTTTTTCTTCCTCTTCAGCTAATTTTGCACAATCACTGCACTGACTATCATCATTTAAATCTGATGACTTAAATTCTTTTTCACAGTTTGCACAATTGTCCATATCTTCTTCAGTTACTGTTGTTTCTTCAGCTACTGTTGTTTCTTCTTTTGTTTTATCTTTTCCAAAAAAGCTCATGTTTATCACCCTTATTCATTAAATAACATTTGTCCATAATATGCATAAGCATTACTATGTCCTAAAAATACTGTATCATTTCTACCATAATTATTTGGTGTCTTATTGTTTTTTAAACAATAATAATCTAGTGCTGGCATTGGTTTATATCCTGCTCCACAATATCCATCTTCTTGATTTAACATCATAACACCAACATATATTTTATCTCCTTTACATTCCTGAGGTATCAAAAACATATTGTATTTGCTTGAATCTCTTGTTATTATAAATTGTTGTTTAGTAGTTGGAGTATATTCAATATACAAATGCCTGTCCCATCCACAATTTATAACATATCCAGAGGCATCTTTCAAAAATGTTTTATAACTATATCCACTGCTAAAATCATTATCTTTCAATGACATTGGTACAGTCATTGTTTTATAATAGTCATCATTTGTTGTAAAGTTATATACATATTCTTCCATTGCATAACTTTTTGCAGTACCAACACTAAATGCTGTTACGCTTGATAACAGCAATAAAGAAATTATTCCATACATTATTGTTTTGTTATTCATTTTTTCACCTTTATATTTTAAAAAAATTAATTAGCAGGTCTTCCTCCTGCCTTTGCTATTTCTGCTTCTGATTTAGCTTTAATTGCTTCTGCTTTTGCCTTTAATGCTTCAGCTTTTTCAATTTCTGCCTTTGCTGTAATTTCTGTTGTCTTATTGTTTTCTTTTTGTGCTTGAGTATTTATTCCAAGACTTTCAACAAGACCAACTTGTCCAAGGTCAAGACCTCTTGCTATCTTATTAATTACAGCCATTGCAGTTTCAGGACTACCATTTCTTACACTTTCAATCATTTTAGATGTATCGAATGCTGTTTGGTCTCCACCAGACATTATTCTTACATCAGCCTTTTCAAGTGCTTTTGCTCCTGCTACACCAACTTCTTTCCATGCTGTAACTAATTGTTCAGCAACTAATGCTCTAATTGCTTTGTCTTCGAATTTATTCAATGCTGCTTGTAATGCTTCTTTTGCTGCTGCCTGTGCAAGACCATCTTCTTTATATTTTGCTGCTGCACCTATTGCTTCTTGCTCTTGCTGAAGTTTTGTACCCTCTCCTATTAATTGTTTCTTTTCTTTATTTATTGATTCAACTTCTTTTTGCTGATTTGCTAAAACAAGTGCCTTTTCTTTTTCAATTTTTGCTTGATTTACTGTCTGTACCTTTATTACTTCAAAGGCTGCTTCTTGTGCTTCTTTTTCTTTTTCAGCAATTGCTTTCATTTTTTGCTGTTGATACTCTCCAACTTTTTGGTCTCTCTCAATTTCTCTTTTCTTTGCTTCTTCATCAGATGATGCTTCTTTTATCTTTGATGCCTTTTCTCTATCTGCATTTTGTTGTCTTCTATTTGCTTCAAGTTCTTTTTCTTTAATTAAAGATATATTTGATACAGCCTGACTATCTTTTGTATCTTTAAAGTCTACAAGCTGGAAATTTACAAGTTGTACACCATATGCTTCGAAATCATCTTTTATTTCTATGTTTATTGCTTCTGCAATTTCTTTTTTCTTTGCTCTTGCGTCTATGATATCATATTTTACTGCAACTGTTCTTACTCCTGCCTTAATTATTTCTTCAAGCTGTTTTTTTAATTCTTCAAAGCTTGTAAATCTTTCTGCTGCTGTATTCACATTTGTTACTCTAAATTTCGTTGACGAAATTAACAAGTATCTTGCTTGTCCTTTTTCAACTGCTTCTTGGTCAATTAATATTTCCATTGTTGTTAATGGAACTATTCTTACATGGGTACCAAGATTTGGTATCCATAATGGAAATTTAAAATACGAACCTTTTCCATCTACTGATATACCTTTGTCTGTTGACCTTACTGCTCTTTGTCCTGCTCTTACTATCATGTGTGCTTCACTAGGTGGTACAACTCTATACATACTTAAAAGCCACCACACAAGAATAACTGCTAATCCAACTATTGCTCCTATTATAAACATTGTATTCATTTTATTCACCTACCAAACTTGATTACCTTTTGCTGTAATCGTAAAATCTCCTGTTTTTACTTTTGGGAATATCTCTGTCCCTATCATAAGCTTTGCAGCTCTATGATTTTCTGCATCTGTATACTCAAGAACAAAATTTTCTTCTTTCTCAAGTATAGCATACAATTTACTTATGTCTTGAGAACTACACATCTCAATAGACTTTCCATCAAATTCATTTGCTCTAAATGTTTCCATTTTATTTTCCTCCACAATCGTTTTATTAAAATATGACACAGCACATAGGTAAAGAGGTGAGTTGATTAAAAAACCTTTTGTGCTGTGTCTCAATATATACTATTGAGCATCATCCATTTATCACCTTTGTTTTGACAAGTCAATCATTGTAACTGATATTCCGTTCTCTGGATTTTTCCCCACATCTTGTATGCTTTGCATGATTGCTTGTTCAACAACTTTTGGCATTCCTTGTCTAACATATCCTGCATCCTTTAAACAATTCCAACAGTTTACACAATTTTCATTTATAACATTTCCTTCTGCTCCACACTCAGCACACTCAGGACACATTAAAGATAAGTTTCCATTTGAACTATGAAATATACATTTTGTTTGTGAACACTTTTTTAAATCCATTTTATCATCTCCACATTCCATTATAAACATCTGGTTGCTCATCATGGTGTTCTTGACAGCATCCACAAGCATCGCACATACATTCTTTCTCACACCCTTCAGTTATACATATTTTCATTTTATGTCCTCTCATTATACTCATAAAAACTACAATGTATTTGAATTTCAAGTTGTTCTAAATCTTTTTCTTTTATAAATGTAACTTTATTTTTAAAGTCTCGCAATAATAACTCTTTAGTATCTTCTCCTATTTCAGTAAGAGCACAGTTGTAGTGTGAAAATGTTCCAATCTTTTTCAAATTTCCTTTTATGAGTTCAACCATTTTTACTTCTCCTTGATTATTTCTTTCAATTTCCAAATTCTTTCTGTATCAGTAAGTTTATATAAATAAAGTATCTTTTTTGCTTCAGATAATATTTTTTGTTCACCAAGTTTATTTGTTACAGCTTTACCAAGTGGTGATTCAAATGCTTTTATTTTTTCTTTTAACTCAGTTATTTCTTTCGTTTCCCCTTGTATCATTATTTTTGCTGCATTGACTGGAAAAGGAATACCACTTCTTAATATTCTTGTAACATCTGCATGACTATCAACACCAAATCCTTCACCAATATAAGCTTTATCTTCATAATCATTATTCATTAATACAATTCCTGTATGTCCAAACCATACTGCTCCTAAAAATTTCATTTTATCACCTCAATTTTGTATTTGCTTTATATTTTTATTTTCATTGTATATGTTCGCTAATCTATTTGCAAGTCTGTCTTCAAATATTCTGTTTTTCTTTGGGTCATCAACAACACATCTTCTATTCCATTGACCATTTAATTGTTTATATACAGACATATCTTTCATATCAACAAAAAATGGTGCTCCAGTAATAACTCCTTTGAAATAATATCCCTTTATTTCTTTTCCTTGGATATTAAATTGAGTAAGCTCTGCTCCTATGTCTTTTACTGTGTCATTTAAAAATATTACTCCTCTATCTTTTATTATTTTTGCTTCAGCCATTGCATTTTCAATGATACTTATTATTTCTTCTTCACCAAACTTCTCTATACACTCTTTAAGCATTGTTTTTAATTGAGCAACACTTGTATACATTTGAGGTTTGAAAAAATGTTTTTTAAACTTAGTTTTATCATTGATTAAATATTTTTGTCCATTTAAGAACAAATATATTTTACTTCTTTTTTCAGTATCCCACAATAAACTAAATCTAAGTGTCATTTCTTCTATTTGTTTATCTGATTTTGCATATGCAAATTTTCTAAACAATGGATTTCTTAGTATAATTGTTATTCCTGTTCCAATCATTTTTTTGTATGCTGTTCCTATAAATGATACATCTTTTACATATAAGTCAAAGTCAGCTTTATTATTATAGCATATTGCTTTACTTAATATTTCAAAAACATCATCAATTCTACAAAATATACCATTTATTTTTACTCTTGCATCTGCTTTTGTAATCTTTATTTCAATTCCATTTACCTTAAAATTTGTTTCATTCCACTCCTTATATGCCCTTGCTGCAAAATCTCTATTTGAAAATATTTTTAATGTTGATTTCTTTAAAATATTTTCAAAAAGCACATTAAAGTTATATAATATTTCTGGCGAATTTATTTCATCTCTCAATTCTGAAAAATCTTCAATCATATCAATAAAGTCTTTCTCAAACTCTATTGTAAATTGATTGTCTTCAGTTCTTATATAATTTTGTGTAATGTGTAAGCCATTAAGTCTTATTTCTTTTCCTTCTTTTATAAGTTTTTGATATTTTTGAATCATTAATAACATTGATTCATCAACCCTACTACCAGATGATATTCTATTTCGTTCACTTACATAAAATGTATATATATTCTTTGTTATTATTCTTCTACTGTCTCCTATGATATCGTGAAGATTTCTTAACATTCCATCAAAATCTGAGCAAGTTATTTGTACAACTCCATCTGCTGCAACAATTAAATTTAATCCTTTGTCAAAATAATATGGAATATTTTTATATTGGTTGTTTACACATCTTTGTTCTTCAACAAAAGTTGTATCTTTATCAATATAATTATATTCTGGGTCTGATTCTGGGAAAATCCTTAATTTATATTCTTCAAATGGTGATTCATTTCCATCATAATAATGATATGGTGATACTGTTTCACAGATGACAGCAACTCTATTTATTACTCCATTAATCATCACCTCATCAACACTTGATATATAATTTAAAGTAGATGAATTTCTTCTACTTTCAATTATAAGTTTTGCTACTGGCTTTTTTAATTCAATATCAAAACAAGCTTTTACAGTCTCCTGTATGTCTGTAAAGTCTCTACTATGTATTCTAATTTTTGGCATTATTTCTTTTGCAAGTTCTTTAAAGTTCTGATATGCTTGCTTTTTTAACAACTGGTGTATTTGATTTTGCTCTCTTATTTTTGTAAATGCTTTTATATCAGCAGGTTTTAATTCTTCATAAAATATTGTATCATAATAAATGTCTTTTGTTTTTTCAATGTCTTCAACTGTGATTGATTTTTCGAATATTACAAGTTCCATATAAGTATCATCATTTAACTTGTACATTCTTATGCATATTTTATCATCAGCTAGCTCTTTATTTGTCCAAAATACTTGACCATTTACACATTGTGTTTTTAAATCATCAAGTATTTTTTGGTCAATAACCTCATTCTGTTTGTTGTAAAATTTAAATTCTTCAAATAATATTTGTTGATTTTCTCGATTGTAACTCATTTTGATACCTCAATATACAAACTCAAACTCATTAGTTGATAATGTTTCTTTTCTCCATCTTTTAAGATAGATGCATTGCATGCAAAAAAATGCTATTGCTTTGTTTGCATTTTCAATATGGTCATTCTCAATATCTATTGCCAATTGACAACTACCACTTCTTTCCATTATTTCACTATTTGAAAAAAATCTTTTATCATATTTTTCAATTAGTTCTTTCTGTTTTTCTTTATTGCTTGTTGGTTCAACTACAAAATAACTCATTCTTGTTCCTTGTGCTCTCATATCAATGCAATATATTTCATTTTCTATACAAAAATGATAAATAAGTTTTCTTGTTTTGTGGTTATCAACACCAAGTATGACATCATCAAAATCAGTTAATTCTTTGATATTTTCTTCTGTTATAAATTTATTATCTGCAATAAACTTATATCTGTTAGCTATTACTTCTGCTTTGTTTTCAAGTAAATCTTCTGGTTGAAAATTTTGTGCATTCCTTTTCAAGTTCTTTTCCTCAACTATATCTGCATCATATATTACTACAGTAACCATTTCTTGTGGAAAAAATACATCAATCATCTCTCTTAAATGTTTTGCAGCCCAGCTTTGAATACCACCTGCACCAATCATTGCAATCTTTCTCATTTTATTTCTCCTCTGATTTTATTAAATCAGCAAAACTTTATGGGAATACTCGGAATCGAACCGAGAGCAACTGCTCTGGAGGCAGTCATGTTGCCACTACACCATATTCCCTAAAAAAATAAAAAATTATTTTGAGTAATTTGGTATTGACAGTGTTGCTTCCTTACCATTCTTGTCTTCAAACTTTACAACAAGTTTTTCAATTTCAGGATGCTTTGTCAAATCAATCTCATGTGTTGCCGAAACCATTTTTGCTACTGGCTTTACTTCAGGTCTTACAGACTCTTTTCGTGCTGTTGGCTTTGTTGATTTACTACTAAATAATTTCTTTAATTTTTCTGCTGGTTTATTTGCTCCTTTAATTACTGCATCGTGTGCCTTTTTAGTCTTTGGGTCTTTATGGTTTTGTGTTATCAAATGATAATCATTTACTCCTTCGTGTTTATGGTATTTGCTCATTTTTATCCTCCAATATTTTCATCGTGTATTCTTATGCTAAGTCCTTCAATTGCTGCTTCTCTTAGCTTTGCTTTCAATTGGTCAACTGTTTCGAATGAAACAAATACACCTTTTACTGCAACTTGCATTGACTTTTCTTTGACAAGTTTAAAGATGTCTTTTACTGCTTCACCAAGACCAACACCAGTGTTTGATTTGTGTCCTGCAAACTCACTTACTACATCATAGTTTACAGTTAGTTTATCTTCTTCCATTTTGCTTCCTCCTTGCTTATTTAAGCAATTCCTCTCCTTCCATTTCTTCTTCAGTCCAAAAATCCTTATTCATTTTTTCCTCCTTCAGTGTAAGCATTTTACTGCTTAAACATAATATATAGAGAGTAGTGGTATTTATAAAGGTTTCGTTTCCTTACACTCTCTCATTATTACTTCATCAACCTCATCAAAAGTATCACGATATTTATTGTCTATTCTTATGTTTTCAGTTGCTATTATATCTTCATACATTTTACTCCTCAGCTTTTCCGTCTACATCAACAGTAACTCCACCCTTCCTATATGATGCTGTTATTCCTCTTATTTCAAGTTCTTTTATTACTTCTTCAACAGTATTAGCTAATTGCTGTGGATTAGTATTATTACCAACATGAAGCAATATATTTACTTTTTTTACTTGTGGTTTTCCAGATGGTCTATTATGTTGTCCATTATCCATTTTTATTCCTCCAAATCTTCGTCATCATCATTTATTTCTTTATCAAGTTCATCATTGCAGTCTGTCTCACATTCTTCTGCTTCATTAAAGTCATCATATTCAGAATGACATACAGGACAACAATACTTTTTCTTTACGAATACTTTACTTTCACCAATTGCTGTCTTTGTCATGCTTTCTGTTAGCTGAACTTCAAGAGTTGTATTACCAATGGTATGCTCTTGCTGAAGATTATCCCAAAAATTTGCATCTGCATCATCTTCATTTTCTACTTCTACTGTTCTTGTTAGTTCTACATTGATTAAATATTTCATTTTAGCACCTCAACATGTCTACGAAGTGTTCATATAAAAACATTTCGTAACTCATCTCACCTTTTTCAAATAAAAAGTGAGTCATTTCTCTCTTTGTCATTTTATTCTCCGATGATTTTTTAGGTATTCATCTTTACCTTTCTTACAGTTTCAAGTTGTATATGCTGGACCATTTCAGTCATTCCTTTTGTTAGTTGTGTAAAGTTTCTTACTGTTACTATTTTATTATATGCGTCCCTTGATGCATAATCAGTACTACTACCAACTCTAAATAGTGTAACATAAACTCCCTTATCTTTTAATTCTTTTGTAATTTTTTCTGTTGTGTCTCTTGACATAAATCCACCATCAGTAATTATCATTATCATTTGATTCTTTATGTTATCTCTCTTGCTTACTTCATCTAATGATTTTGCAGCATCTTTTAATGCAGAAATTACAAATGTTCCACTATTATAATTTCTTCCCCATTTGCTTTTCTTTGAGTCTTCATCAAAATCTTTAAGTATTCTATAATTATCTGAAAATTCAATAACTTTTACCTTACTACCACACTCTTCAAGAGCATTTGCTATTGCCCAACCAGAACCAACAGCAGTATCAAAATCAGAATTACTCATGCTACCACTTGAATCAAGTAAAACAGTAACAGCAAGTCTTGTATTAGATAATTTACTTGGTGAAAACTTTTTAAAATCTGCAATTTTATAACTATTGCTATTTATCATTGCTCTTCGCATGTCAATTTTTCCTCTCTTCTGGTGATAAACAGTCCTGTTATCAAGGTCATTTCTCATTTTCTTTATTTGCTCTTTTAATTTTCTCATTGTTGAAAAGTGTCTTGATTCAGGAGTAAAAACTAATATTGAATCATTTACAGATGTAGACTGACTACCTTCAAAAGTTTGTTTTCCCATTGAACTCATTTGTCTTTCAACTTCGTCTTGAACTTCCTGCATTGTCTTCTTTAAAAGTTTATTAATAGCACTTTGTAATTCAGATTGTTCATTTGACTGTGAACCACTACCTGATTGCAAATCATCATTATCTTTACTTGTCTTTTGTGAAACTGCTGATGACATTCCATCCTTTTCTTTTCCTTCATTTGATTGCTCACCAATTCTTTCATCTGATTCAGTAGTTTTTTGATTATTCTTTTGTTCTATTTCTTTTTGTTCTTCTTCAATTTTTTCTAATCCTTTCTTTATATCTTCTGATATTTGTTCGGTCAGTTCTTTTTCTTCATTTGATGTTGAAGATTTTCCTTTGGTCTGTAAAAATGGTCTTTGATATGGACTTTGAACTTTTTGACCAAACAAGTGATAAAATTTTATTCCAAGAGCAATTTGTTTATCGACATCTGTTGTCTCAATATATTCATCAATGATTGCTTCTGCTTGTTTGATAATATTTTCACCATATTTTTCAACGCATAAGTCTCTCAAATCTTCCATAATATCTTGCTTTCCGATTATAAATCTTCGTCCATAAAGTAAAATATAATGATTTGGCTCCATTCCATCTTTTAATACATAACCAAGCGACAATAGTCTAAAGTAGCTCTTGCTCTTTGGATATTTTTTACTAAAAACACATTCAATTCTTTGGTCTTCAAGAACATTCAATGACTCTCTTGCTTCTCTTGGTGCTGAATATGCACCATATCTTGTAAACATTACATGACTCATCTCATGATAATTAAATCCTTTGACATAAATTAAAAAGTCAAAGTAACTATTACCAGAAAGATTTCTCATCTGTTCAAAATTTAAGATTATTCTTTTCATGTCTGTACAAGCAATATAGTGGCCAACACTTCCATCTTGAACTTGTATTGATTTTGCTGTTTGAATTGTATTATCAAGCTTGAATAAAAATTCAATTTCACTTGAATAATCAATCTTGCCACCAATTTTTCCTCGTGTCCAACTATTTGTATTGTTTGTAAGACTCATCTGAATACCTCAATTGCCATAAGTTCCATTGCTATTTTGTTTTCCTTTTTGTCTGCCATCAAGAACCAATTCAAGCAATTCCTTTACTACTGGTTGTTCTTGCTCCTTTTCAAAGTTGTTTACAAAAAATGCTCTTGCAACATCTTCACCATATTTTGTCTGGTCATCACGATACTTTATTAAATCACGTGTGCTAACTGGTGTTGATATCTCTTCAGATTTTCTCAACTTTGATGCAACATCAAGCATTCCATCATCAATGTTTAATCTCTTTTCAACTTTATCGCTGTAACCAAGATAAATTACTCTGAATCTATCTTTCAAAGCAAGATTAAGTGGTTTTGTTCCCTCATAATCAGGATTCATTGTTGCTACTAACCAAAAATTTGGATGAGCAATAATTACTTCACCGTCTTTTTGAGTAAGAACAAGTCTTCTTTCATCATCAGTAACTGAATGAAACATTGAATTGATATCTGCTGGAGCCATATTAATTTCATCAACAACAAAAACACCACCATTTCTCATGAATCTTGTCAATACACCATCTTGCCATATATATTTAGCATCACTGTTTGGATTTGGATTTGGTATCCATTGACCAGCAAGGTCTTCTGGTGTAGTTGCACCATTCATATTCACTCTCATATATGGTTGCTTGTTTTGATATGCAAGATTTCTTGCTAAGTGTGTTTTTCCACAGCCTGTATCACCAATTAGAAGTGCAAAATCTTTATTTGCATAAAGTCCTTGCATCAATTTTACATCAGTTGTACCATGAATTGCTCTGCTTACATATCCATCTGTTTTTGGAACATATGATTGCATTTCTTCAGGAACTAACTTTGCTGTCTCATCAGTAGTCTGTTCAGAAACAGTATAAGAAGATTGTACTACTGGAACCTTTACTGCAAGTCTGATTTTTGCTTGTATCCTTTTTAATTGACCATAAAGTTGGTCATCAGAACCAGATATTTCAATTGCCTCACCAAAGTCAAACTTTTCAAGTTTATCATAAATTTTTTGGCTGATACTACCTTCTTGAAACTTCAATATGGCAGAGTCTTTTTTAGAAAGAATGTCTTTGACCTCATCAAAGATTTTTTGCCTGTCTATCATTTGTGTCTCCGATTGTGTTTCAGGTGACAATCACACCTTTATGATATTTAGGGAACAGACTTATATATAAATGTTTCGTTTTCATATTATATAATATGAATATCAGTTCTAAGCTCGTCTAAACCCCATAAATTTGTGGTTTTTACGACTTCTAGCGACCTACCCTGTAAAACCAATTTAGAGCCGATTTAACAACACTTCTAAAAATGGGGAGACTTACTCATAAATCACAAAAATACCCTTGTAAGCAACCTTAAAACACATGGTTCTAAACCAATTAGATAAGTGAAAGCCAACCACTTATATATATTTCAAGACATCCTTTAACCACTTTTCATCAACTGTATTATAACAAAACAATAAATAAACCATTGCTTTCTGCTCTTTTTTTCTAAGACCTCTACCAACACGTTGTTTTGATTGTCTCTCTCCTTTAAATCCAGATAATATTATAATCATATCAGTTGCAGGAATATCAAGTCCTTCATCAAGTGCTCTTGCACTAATTAATACATTTGTTCTATCATTCTTATATGCATCAAGTGCCATCTGCCTTTCCTTTTTTTCATTATACTTAACACTTGTAATTCCATCTGCATAAAGTGCATGAAAAATTGCCTGCATAGTATAAATATATTGTGCAAATACCATCACCTTTTTTGTTGGATTTTTCTTTATTAAATTAACAATCTCTTTTATCTTTTCTTGAGACCTTGAAGTAATCGCAACTCTTTTTCTTATTGCATTTCTTAAATGCATTTTTTCAAGTGACCATGGAGGATTATATATATCTTTCATGCTAGTTCTAAATTCTGGAAAATATTTTTTAAATAATTCCTCCTGTCTATCATATAATTCTCTTTCCTTACCATTTAGTTCAACACCAACTTTTATAATTTCATAATCACATAAATCTTTATTTTCAATTGCCTCATCAACTGTATATTCAAAAATAATTTCAAGACCATATTTTGAAAAATCTCTTAAATCACTTCTCTCTGGTGTTGCTGACAATCCAAGAATTCTTTGAAATTTATTTAATTCAAGTAATCCAGAATTTATGTCTGACAAATAATGATGACATTCATCCATTATTAAATTATTATAATTCATCTTTCTCTCTCTAACAGAATTAATAATTGCAACAGTAATTTTCTCTTCATGATTGTGTCCTGCTCCAATTTTCCCAACTGGAAATCCAGTAATGCTTTCAATTTTGCTTGACCACTGATTTAATAAATTTTCCGTATGTACAGTTATAAGAAAACTTTCTTCACTTGAAAACATTATATCTGCTTTAAAGTCATCAATGAAGTCTATTGCAAAAATAGTTTTACCAGTACCTGTTGCTGCTTTCACTATTCCTCTGTAATTATGCTGTTTGAAAACAATCTTTGCTGACTTTTGCCAATCTCTTAAATTTTTTAATGCCATTTAGTCATCCTCTTCTAATTCACCATTATCTCTTGCAAGATTAAAGTGTGCATTGCAATATCCAAGTAGTACTGCCTTTCTTGTACATCTCTTTCCTGTTTTTTTGCACATTGATTTGCAGTTGTCCATTTTATTTACCAAATACAATTAATAGATAAGTGACACCTTTCTCTATCTTCACTTGCTTTTTTTGCAATTTTTCCATTTTCTATTATCATTCTGTCTACTGATTCCCAGCTTAATACTTTAAAAACTTTTGTTTCACCAATTACTAAAACAAAAACATATTTTGCTTTCTTATTCTTTTCATCTGCTGACTCTTTTATTTTCTTGTGATTGTCAAGCATTATTTGATATCTTCCAAATCTTATTCTCTTATCTTTTTTTCCTTCATGATATATTTTCATGCTTTTTATTTCATAAAGATATTTTTTTGTTTCAAGGTCGCAAAAGTCTATGTGCTCAGACACAAGTTCTCCCTTAAAAAATTTATGAATAAACTCTTCTGAAGTCCTACCTTTGCGATGTTCCATATTTATTCCTCATAACATGCAACAAGTGTTGTCGTACAAATACCTTTATCACAGCACTGCCAATTACATCCATCATAAGTGCAATTATTTAAGCTATCAACTGTTTTATATTTTCCTATACTCTCTGCAGGTATTAGAAAATTTGAAAAATTCATTTTTTTCTGTTCTAATTGTTTTTGTTTTTCTGCTTCTACTTTTGTCTCATTAAGAAACTGCATAAAATTATTTCCTAAATCCATACTATACGATATATTGCTTGGCATATTAACATTATAATTTACTACTGTCTGGTTTGCCAAGCATTTATGCTCATTGTCCCAGCATTCACCAAGATACTTCATGCATGCCTTATTGTTGTCAATTGAACCAATTACTAAAGATTTTTGCATATATGCACCTAAAGAGAATGCACCAATAAAAATAAAAACAATTGAAAAAATATATGTTATTACTCCTATTTTTTTCATTTTATTTCCTCTTTATAGTTATATTTCTCATTACTGATAATTCCTTATCAAATGCATTCAATATCTTTTCTACATCAACTTTTTCTCTATCTGAATTATTATTTTTAAGTTGTGCATCAATTTTATTTATAAGTAAATTATGCATTTCCATATTTATGTAAATCCTCATTGTATGCAGCAATAACTTTCTATTTGATTGAACAATACCATAAAATATTAGTGCACCAAGTCCCATACAAAACAAATATCCGAATATACTAAAGTCTGCCATTTTAAATACCTCCAAACATTTTTAACAATATAAGTAGCCATAATCCTGATTGAACAAATTCACTAAAAGCAAATTTAATAAATCCAATTGTTTTTTTGCCACTATAATAATCATCCACTCCATAAAATGGACTAAAAAATCCAAACTTCATTTTATCACCTAGAGTTCTGTTTGCTCTTTAAAAAATCTTCTATTCTCTAAGAGAAGCAATACTAACATTACAATTATTAATACTATAAGATAACATATTGCATTCAAACTATCTTGAAATGTATGATAAGCATAACATGTAGACAAAATGCAAGATGATGGTGTCCAAGATTGACACTCTCCAACACCAGAGTTAATTTCTCTATGTTCATTAAATTTTTCACAATCTAAAGACTTAAATAAATCTCCAATAGCAGACAAATTCATTATAAGCAAAACAACTATTGCTATGATTGCCATCGTTTTTATAGTCTTTATCCTTGAGACCCTTTTTATGTGCCTTGATAATTTAATTTTTTTGCTGACCATTTTTATTCTCCATACAATTACCATCTTGATGATATTTATCACAGACAGGATTGCTTATGTGCTCTTTTTTACATTTACTACATTTCTTAGTAAAATTATATTTTAAATATCTTTTCATTTTCTCTCAAATATAAATCTTGCACTTAAATCATTATGTATAGCTCTTAATATAAAACCATTTGCTCTCATTTCTTCAAAAAGAATATCTGTGTGTTTAATAGTAAAGAAGTGTTTACTTCTTGCAACTACAAAGTTTTCAGACTCTTCAAATTTAAAGTCAAGTTTCAATAATCTTGTAAAATCTATTTTTTTCATTTTGTTTTCCTCTGTACATAATTAGCTATTCCTGTAGCATCACATAAACCATCGTGGTCATTTATACTTCTTGATGTTGCTCTCCAGTCTTGCTCAGGATACCTTCTCTTGCACCACATTATTGACCTTTGTTTTGTATCTGTTCCATTTATTCCTTGCAAAATATCTTTCTGCCAATCAATTGCTCTAAAAACCATGTACGAAATATTAAGAGCAGATAATATACCTTGGAACATACCATTGCAATACCCCATACTAAAAGCTGAATTCTTACTAATGATTGGAGACACTTGTGCTTTCTCTAAACCAGCAATCAGCTCGACATTAGTTGCTTTTAGTTCTTTAAATATTTTTATGATTTCCGGAATATCATATTCAGACCTTCCTTTTCCCTTAACAATCGGCATAGTTTTTCTTACAAGAATATTCCCTGTCTCATTAATAGCAACAATTGCTCCATTAAGTCCACCATCAATTCCTACAAATATCATTTTTTCACCTTTTAATTTTTACAATCTACATTATATGAGCTGCAAGTATAATTTGAAAGTTGTTCATATGTTAAATTATTTGCAATTTCTTTATCCATAAATTTACATACATATTTTGTTGTATAATTTTTATTAATTAATACATGCTCTAAAATAGTAGTCGAATAATCACTAATTGTATGTATTGTCGTATAATTTAATTTTTCTGAAGTTATTTTAATTATAGGTGGATATTCCATTTTATCATAAATAGTAAATTCACTTGTATGCCTATCATTTGTAAGTATATTTTTTTTGTCTGAGTATAAACAATAATCATTGCCATTGTAAGTAATATTTTTAATTGTCATTTCATATGAATATTGACAAAATTGTCTATTACTAGAGGGAATATATATTTCTATATCATAACACGATTTTAAATCTCTTGCATCATCAAATGTTCTTGCATTTACATCTAAAAAATCTATGAATACTAAATAGTGACTTGGAATTATATAATTCTCAATTGCTACTGGTTTACCACTATCTTCTGTGCATCCTGTTAAAAATATTGTAAATAAAAAAAATATTAATAATGAGTTTTTTTTCATTTTTTCACCTTCTGTTCTTTTAATTCTTTAAAATACTGGAATGTTTTTGTAAATTTTTCTCCTCTATGAAACTTTTTATAATACCAATATTGTATTTGTTCTTTTATACTAAGTGGATAAACATATGCAATTCTTGGAGACTTACTCATTCCTTTCATTACTTCTCTTACTGATTGAAGAACCATGCTTTGCTCTCTTTCAATTTCATTGTTTGTAAATCTTATTACTCTATATCCTTTTGATGTTGCATATCTATCTTTTACATAATCTTTTTGTCTTCTCTCCATTTCATTGTGTATAGCACCATCTATCTCTATAAGTATAGGATAATCATAAAGTTTAAAATCATATTGCCTATTGTTTAACATAAAACTTGCAATTACTTTTATGTTATTTGAAGTCATTAAGTTTCCAAACTTATTCTCTGATGGTGTTTCTGTTGTAGTTTCATTTACTAATTCACCATTCTTTACTAATTCTTTTTGCAAATCAGCAAGGTTTCTACTTTTCTTGAATATTTCCATGTCCATCTAAAACACCACCATTCTCATTTTTTAATATACCACTACCAGAGATTGCTCTTCTCTTCTCCATATCAAAAGCAGCTCTCTGTTTTTGTAAATCTTCTGTGTGCTTATGAATTTTTCTTAACAAAATTTCATTATATACTATACCAACAATTGTAAAAATACAAAATGCTCCTGATACAATAAATATTGTCCATGGGATTATTGCTATTTTTTCTATACACTTTGTATATCTTGACCTAATATCATTAAAATTATCAACTGTATTTTTATTCTCTGCCATACAGCTCTTATATTCTTTTTCATATGTTGCTGGACAATTAGTAGCATATTGTGGAACTTGTAGACTGGTTTGTTTAAATATTCCACTATTTGTATTCATTGAATATATTAGGTATCCTGTGGAAACTAATAATATCATAACTAAAATAAAGTTAAATCCACCATTACTTCCTTTCTTGTTCATTTTTACCACCAAACTCCTCTACAAGTCTTCTGAATTTAATATTATTCTCAAACTCATACTCAAAATATTTTTTATAATCTATTTTATCTCCACAGTATCCACAATATGTTTGACCAAGATAGTCAATCCTAATATTTACTATCTTTCCATGACTTTTTGAACATGAATGTATTTCTGATAAATCCATTTTAATTGCCTACCACAAAAAAATATAAAAAAAATAAAAAAATTATTGCACTTCAAATTCAAAGGATAAATCATACAAGTAGTTACCCTTTGCAATTGTTGCTGGTGCTCCAGATAAGTAGCCAAAGTCTTTCCAAGCAGTACCATTCCATGCTTGATATGTTTTTGCATTGTTGTTAAATACAACTCTATATTTGGCAACTCCATTTGCTGTTCTTATCTGCTCTGCTGAAGACCATCCCAAACTTTCTGTTGCAGAGTATACATTAAAGTGCCAGTAAGTTGCATTTGCTGGCAATGTTACATTAATATACAAATATGACGGGAAAGTTAATGGTATCGCAGATGTATTTCTATTTCCATCAAATATGTTTGTAACATTTGCTATGTTTCCAACAACTGAATAAACTACTGAAACTCCACTACATTCTGGCAGTCCAGAAAGACTTCCATATCCACAAGTATAATTTGGTCTACCTCTGCAAGTATTGTCTTCTGGATTACAGAAACCAAATGCACAGCTTGTTGTTTTCCATTGTCCTTGAAAACAATTTTTATATGTATCAGCACCATTACACTCTACCTTCCTATAAAATGAATATGGCTCAAATTCTACTGGATTTATTGCTAATTGTGGACTGTCGAATGGCAATTCCCATTCTGCTGGACAGTGTCTACAGAATCCTGAATAACATCCATATTCGCACTCTATTACTTTCCACTTTCCATCAGTACCACAAGTTCCATATTGGTTTTCATTTATACAAGTTGCTTGATTTATTGTACACTCAGATACTGTATTTGCTTGAATATTTACTTTTGGATCACCAATATATACATCCATCCAATTTATTACTTGGCTTGACATATATAATGCTTGTGCAATATTGTATCCATTGGTATATCTATCATATGTAATATCTGGTTCTGATAATGCTGTTGTATATGGTTCAGCAACATATCCTTTTGTTCCTGATATTCCCATGCTTATTAAATCAGCAGTCAAGCTTTGTGAACAATTTACCCAAGCAGTTCCATTCCATGCTCTTGACCAATATCCATCGAAAGTTCTTCCTGATGTCGATACACCAGTGTCACCAATACTTCCTGGATTAAAAGTAAATCCCCATGCACTACTATTTGAAATTGCATCACAGCTACCCTTATCATTACTTCCCCAAGAATAATAACCATCTAAATTTGTTTTATTTACTACAAAACCAGATGTATTATCAAATAGTGTTGCATATCCTCTTGCTATCAAAACATTATTTGCTACTTCAATTTTTTTATCCCAAGTAAGATATCCTCCTGTCTTTGATGGATTTCTATCAAGTAATACTTTTCCAGATAATTCGTTACAAGTTTTTTCTGGTATTAGTTTTTTTATGTCATCAATATTTCTTCCGTCAAGTCTTGTCACTAAATATATGTTATATGTCTGTTTTATGTTATCGTCTGTAATTGCTTTATTATATACAGGATTTGATACATAACTTCCTGAATCTGTTGAATTTGTTAGTATACTAACAAGCATATTATCAATAGACTTATATCCATTTGTCATTCCTGCTGTCCAAGTAGTTTTTAATGGTACACCTTTTGTTGTTACTATATAATTTATTTCATTTTGCAAATTATTATCTACAAGATATTTTTCTATTACTTGTCTTATACTTTTGTTATAATTTGCATAACTTATTGATTCACTTGCTGTTACATTAATAAATACTTGATGAGTAATTCCTCTCTTTTCTATAAAGTAATCACTTATGTTTTTACTTATTTCACTATTTATATTTGTTACAAGTAAAACATCATCATATGATGGATTACATTTATCTTCAGTTGTACATTTTCCTGCATGGCATCCATTTTCACAAGTCTCTACAGTTGCATCGTCCCATCCTCTACCATTTGTAAGACAAGTTTTTACTTCATTTCCGAAACATGCATTTGTTCCAGGAGCACAAATATTACACCAAGTTGTTTCTGCATCACATCCAAACTCACACTTCTTGCTTGTAGAATCATATCCCATATTATTACAAGTTTCTAAAACATTTCCATTGCAAGTTCTTGAGTATGGTTCACACACAGAGCAAGAGTTGAATGGTCCACATCCTGTTGAACAAGAAGTTAATTCTGTTTCCCACATGCCATCGTCACCACATGTCTGTTCAAAACTTAAACCATCTGTACCTTTACATACATAATTTATACAGTCTGTCTGCTCTGTATTAAATTTACACTGTGTATCTCCAGTAGAACATTCCTTACATACTTTACTGCCAATACTACAACTATAATCACAAGTTTCTTTTGGCTCCCAAGTAAATCCATCTGTACAAATACTAATATTTTCTTCATCAAGACACTTTGTTTCATTTACTATACAGATTGGTTGTCTACAAGAATTTGTTTCTGAATCACATCCATATTGGCAATTAGTTACATCAAAACCAGAGCCATCTGCTTTACAAATAGACAATTCACTTGAACTAACTGCACAAGTCTTTGCTCCTGCTTCACATACTTTACAAGTATTTTCATCTAATTTGCATCCATATTCACAAGTTGTATTTTGTATCCAATTACTACCTGTACAGAAATCTATCGTATTACCATTTCTACAACTTAATGAGTTCTGTTCACATACATTACACTTTGGCACTGTTCCTGGAGTATCGCTACATCCATATTCACACAGTGTTGTGTTCCAAGAATATCCATTGGTACACTGCATTATCTGATTAACAGTTTCTATTCCACACTTCTTTGTACCAACTGAACAAATTGGTAAATTCAAATCTAATTTACCAATATTTACTCCACATCCAGAAGCACTTTCAACTAATGCAGATGAAGTTACTAAATAAGTACCATCAGTTGTAGATACTGTATAGTTATCATAAACTGTACACTGTATAGCAGAATATGCCAAAGAATAATCTCCATTTGCTGATGTTTTTGCTGTTTTATTAAATCCATTACAACTTACTTTTACTGTAAGATTTGCGACACTAATTCCATCTCTTGTAACCTTACCATAAAGTATTGATGTTGATGCAGGAGGAGCTACACAATTTTGGCAAGTAACATTTGTTGTATTTTGTACTGTTCCAGGAACAATATTTATTTTCCATGCCATTCCTATGTTAGTTAATATATTTGCACCAGAGTTACCAAATGACATTTTATACCATGATGTTCCATCCCAGCAATAAGTTTTTAAGTTTCTATTTGTACAGGTTGGACATCCATCTTTATTTATGCTAATCCTAAATTTTAATTGTGGCTGTACAAAGCATTGTTGAGGTATACTTACATCTCTCAGATATGTACCAGCACTTATTTTTAATTTGCTTGTATTTGCTGCATTTAATGGTTTTGCAAAAGTAGGATAAAAATCTCCATTAGCAAATACACTATATTTTGTTGATGTTAGCCAATTGTTATCAAATGCTCTTGTTATGTTTGACCAAGTTGTTCCTGTCCAAGAATAATTTCCTGTATTTAATCCACCACAACTTGTTGATTGCTTAGCATTCTCTTGCCAACAATCATATGTTGCTGCTGTTGCTACTCCACAAAATAAGAAAACACCAAATACAAATAATATTGCTTTATTCATTTTCATCATCTCCCGTTAATTTTATATTTCCACAATTTTTCTTTTCAAAATCTTCTATGTCTACAAATTCAAAATTTTTTTTCATTTTATTGCACCTCAAATCATTTATATACAGCTTTGTTGTACTTTGGGCACTTTCCTTTGCACAACCCTTTCCTAAACAGAGAATCACATGTTGGAAAAAAATCATCTCTACCATATGCATATTCAAGCACTTTGAATTTTACAAAATGGTCATAATTTGTTCCTAATCCATCTGTTCTCTCTGTTCTACTAAAATACTTTTTTGCTATCTTGTTACAAATCGCTGCAGGTAAGCCAATCTCATGACAATAAAGTGCAAATAAATATCTATTGTCATAAGTATCAATGTTGTCTTCAAGTAATATTCTTTTCATACATGGTGGGAAATCACTAATTATGTTATCTGAAATATTTTTAAATGTAGAGTCATCAACATCCCACTCTGGCATTTCTACATTATATACTTTCTTTCTCTCTGAATCAAATGGTATCATATCAATAAGCTCTTCACCATAATATATAAATTCATAACATGGCTTTTTAGCTTTCTCTTTTATCCAATCGAAACCTTTTTCAAGGTCTTCTTCTGTTATTGGTATGCAATATATTCCTCTTTTTTTATCAAATGAATTTGGAAATCTTGCAACTCTTGCAATATCAACACAGTGATGGTCAGTATCACAAACCTTTTCGTTTCCCATTGTCAAATTCAATTCTTTTAATACTGATTCAATTGCATTTAACAATGCTGAGTTTGGATATTTTAAATTATCATAATTCTTTGTAAATTCATAGAGCCAAAAGCCACCTGTACTAAATATCATAAGATGTTTTCTGTTCATCTTCATTAATTTGTAATGTGAAGCTTTTATATTTTCGAATGATTTAAATGAATCTAAATCAAGTGCAATTTTGTCTATATGAGGTTTTGAAAATTTTCCATTATCATCACAATCATATAAACTAAAATAAATTTTGTTCTTTATCTTATTTACTTTATTCAAGAGAGAAAACATTTGTTCTTTATTCTTTACTGTAACTCTCTCTGGAAATGCTACTTGATGATTCCAATATTTAATTAAATCGAACATTTGACACCTTCTTCTAAAATATATTGTAATATATTCTGAGACAATACTATCTTTTTATAAAATATACCATCTATTAACAGTAAGCTATTTTCTTTTTTGAATGTATTTATTTTAATGATGTCCTCTGGATTTCTACCAATCCATCCTTTTACTTCAATATATAAATCATAATCTGGCAAATAAAAATCAGGAAGATAAGTAAAATTTTTATAATAAAATCTCTTTGATTCATATTGCCAAACTATTTTTTCTTTATCAAATACTTTTGCAATTTCTGCTTCCCAAGTACTTCTGAAACTAATACCATTATATAATACTCTTTTTGAATTAGGACATTTTACTCCATACATACCATTCTTTTCACCAATTCGTCTATTCTCTACACTTTTCATAGTTTCTTTAGTTGCCTTTGACAGTTTTTCTCTATGCTCTATTGTAAAAAATTTTCCTTCAGCTATAAGTTGTTTCATTTTATTGCTTTTGTTTATTTTTTCTGTCTGTGATACTATCCTTGGCACTATGTTAATACATTTTTGTTTCCAAAGAGGATTACCATTTCTATAATATTTCATGCTTTCCTTATATTTTATTTTTGTTTCTTCTGTGTGATGTTTACCCAAAAATGGATTGTTTATCTTTGAATTGTGTCCTTGAATATATTTGAATCCTCTTTTTAAAGAAGATTCTAATAATTCATTTCCACAGCCACATAAACATTTAATCATTGTGTTTCGTTTCCTATTGGTGGTTGTTCTGTGCATCCTGTTAAGTCTTTTATTTGTTTCCAAGTTTGTTCTCCTTCATATAATTGTCCATCAAGTACCCAAGTTGGATAACCTTTTACACCAGCAGCAGTACATAATTCTGCATTTTTATCACAGTCAACATATGCTAATTCTGCAATTGCTTCACCAAACATTGCTTTTTGTCTTTGACAGTGTGGACACCATTCTGTTCCATACATTACCATTCCTTTTTCATTCATACAATTCACCATTGTACTTGCATCTTCTGGCAATAATAATTTATCAGTTGAAGTCTGTTCAACTGTCTGAACAACTGCTGGTTCCTTACTACTACATGCTGTCATTAATACAGCTAAAATCAATATTGTTGGTATTATCCATTTCATTTTATTTTCCTCCTAATTTATTTTTTCCATCAAGTGACATGCAATCTCATCTGCAAAATAAAACAATTTTACTTTTATATCATTAAAAGCATCTTCAAGGTCTTTTCTACTTGAATCTTTTGTGTACATGCCCATGTGAAACTGAATCATTTTTTCTTCAAGTTCTGTAAGTTTCAAAAATCTTCTTGTTATAACTAATGACAATACTCCATGTCCTTGTGAACCGACAGAATTATTATATACATATCTTCCATTCTCTCCAATATATAATCCTACCTTGCACAAGTCATGACAAAATGCTGCAATTATTTTAGTCTCTCTTGGAACTTCAAGTTTATATTCATTGCAAAGTTTTACATATGTATTATATATGTTAATGCTATGGTCAACTAATCCACCATCATAATTTGAATGATGTGACATGGCTGCTGGTGATGTAAAAAATCCTTTTTCATTCATCCAATTTATCAATTCTTGCATTCCTTCTCTATTCGTAGAAAGCAGCAATGCTATTACTTTTTCTCTTTTTTGTTCTTTTGTCATTTCCATTTTTTTCCTCTCAATCGTAACATCAATGTCTTGATATGCTTCATATGCTGCTTCTTCTGATTCAAATTCTTCAATAAATTCTGAATCAGACTCACTGTGCTTTATCAAAAATTTCATTCTCTATTATCCTCTATTATTGTAAGTCTTTCAATAAATGGTGGCTGTGTTATTGAAAATGTAACTTTCATTCCAGGATATATTTTCCTTGTAAGTTTAAATAACAATCCTTCAACTTTATTATGAAAAACAAGTCTATAATAGCTTTTTCCTTTTTTACTTACTGCTGGTTGAGCAGACACTATATATACTTCTCTTGTAGTTAATGCACCAATGCCTTTAAAAACTTTATCTATTCCATCTGTTTTATGAGCTCCATCAATAATTTGAATCATGTCAGCATACATTTTCCTGCCATCTTTGCTAAGTGTTCCAAAAACAATAACTGGCTGATTCTCTACAAACTGAATTTCTTTTTGATATAATTCATAAGTTGCAGGATTAACTTGACAAGCAATATTACCTGTACCATCATTTAAATTCAAATATATCATGTGTCTCTGAAATTTATGTATATGTTTTGCAACTTCTGGTCTTATAAGCTTATCTTTATTTATTGTTCCTGTAATTATTCCTCTTAAAAATTGATGTGTTCCTCCAACTTTATCATCAAGTGTTTTAATATCAAGGAATGGATAATCACCAAAATCAAAAGTATGAAAAATATCTATCTTTGGTTTAAGTGTTGTATGCTCAAAAATAAGTTTTGCCCATGTAACATTGTCAAAATCTTCTTTTATTTCTGGTTTATTCATATATTCTGCTTGCTTATTTATTTTAAATTCTCTAAATGCATCAGCAACAACTAATCCTTGAAATAATTTTTCTGATACTTTGCATCTTTTTTTAAAATCAGCAACACTTACATATGGTCTTGATTTTATAATTTTTGCAGCAACCTTTACACCAATTCCACTAACAACATTCAATCCTGCAAAAATTTTTTCTCCAAACAATTCATATGAATAATCTGATTTATTTATATCAGGATACTCAATATCAATATTATTGTTTTTTGCTTCTTGTATGATATCTTGTCTTGTAGTATCATCATTTTCATATTTTAATAATGCTTTATAAAAATGCTTAGGATAATATGTTTTTAAATATGCACACCAATATGAAATTTGTGAATATCCAACAGCATGACTTTTGTTGAATGAGTATGAACCAAAAGTTGAAACAACATCATATAATCTTTCTGCTTCTTCAGTTGGCATATCATGTAATTTATTTGCATTCTTTACAAATTCATCTCTCATTTTATTAAAAGCATCTTTTCCTTTTGACTTTGTAATTGCTTTTCTTGCCATTTCAGCAGTTGCCCATGACATACCACCAACCTGATTCATAATCTGCATTATTTGTTCTTGATATAAAATAATTCCTTTTGTTGCTCTTGTTATTGGTTCAAGAGTTGGATGCATATAATCTATTTTTTCTTTACCACTTTTTCTATTTGAATACATTTGAGACTGTCCTGAATTGTGTACAACTATATTATTTGCAATATATGATGGCTCATCATTAGCCATAGTAATATCATATGTCTTTCTCTTACCAATCGGTTTAATGCTTTTTATTTCTGCTTCAATAAAATCCATCTTTAAGACCTCTTATAAATTCATTCCAATTATTTTTAGTAATATGAAAACATCTCCATCCAAGTGCATTTAATTCTTTATTTCTTCTATCCTCTTCTGCAATATTCTTATCTGTTGGTTTATGCCAAAATTCTCCATCATATTCGAAATCATACATCTTACTTGGAACAGCAACATCTAAAAATCTAAAACTATTTTTTGTTTTTATTCTTAAATTCAATACTGCATCAGGAAAGTATTTTAAAATTTCATTGAACATTTCTTTTTGTTTGTAAGATATTCTACCATTTTTATTTAGTATATAGTTTGGATGACTATCTGGATATTTTTCATGCAATTTTGCTCCCCACCCTATTGCTCCTTTATTGTGTGGTTTACTTCCTTTTTTATATCTTGTAAAAATACCAACAGTTTTTAACCTATCTCCAAGCATTTTTCTTGTATCTGGTGTAAAATTCATCTTTTTTCCTTTATTTGGTGGTATTCTATTTTTACTTGCTTCTGCAATTCTTTTTACTCTATAATCAGTATCAGCACTTAAACCTTTTGACCAAGCATCATGTCCTTTTTTATATCCTCTTACAATCTTTACTGTAAATATCTTATCTCCTTCTTTTAATTCAGATAACATTTTCCATCCATCTTTTGTAAAAAATCTATGTCTATCTGTACATATTATTTTCCTTCCATTTTTCTTAGATGTTCCATAATCAATAATAAGTTCAAAACATTCCTGCTCTCCATTATTGTGTATCTTCTTTGCTTTTGATAAATTTCCTTTACCATCAAATATATTTGGCAATTTTTGATTATGCTGTTGCTGATAAAATAAATCTTTTATTTTTATTTCTCCTTTCTCGGTTTTAATTGCTGTTTGTCCATCTACACAGTGTAGTGCTCCTGGACGGAATAAAGTTGTGGCATCGTACAAATCATTGAATGTTTCAACATTTAATGATTGTGAAAACTTTGTCATACCAACAGTTGAAAATTGAAATATTCCAACTGTATTGCCTTTCCAAAATACATTCTTATATACCACTTCATCATTGAAATTTGTAGGTAATTTTATTCCTGCACTATCAATGCAATCTTTAATTATTGTAAGTGTCTGTAATCCTAAGATATCAAATTTAATTAATCCAATATCTTCACATAATTGTTTTTCCCATTCTGTTGCTATTTCTCCTCCAATCTTTGTTATTGGTAGATAACTTGAAATTTCTCTTTCAGTAGCAACAACAGCTGCTGCATGTATCCCTCTATGTCTTATGTGTCCTTCAAGTGCCATTGCAATTTTTGCTGGCTGTGGATATCTATCAACATAATTTTTTGCTTCTGCAAATTCTGCAAATGTATCTGTCAAACCAAATGATGCTCTTGCATCTCCTCCACTTCTCTCTAATACCATTGAACACACTTTTTCAGTTTCATTTAATGGAATTTTAAATATCCTACCAACATCTCTTAATATTCCTTTAGGATGAAATCTTGCATATGTTGCAACTTTTGCACAATGCTCTTTTCCATATTTCTCACATAGATATTTGTACATTTCATCTTTTCTTATGTCCATGTAATCAACATCAATATCTGGAGCATCTCTTCTTATTTCTGAAATAAATCTATCAAATAATAAATCGTGTTCTATTGGGTCAACTTCTGTAATATTTAGTGCATATGCAGCAAGACTTGCACCAGCACTTCCTCTGCAAGGACCTACTGATATACCATTTGTTTTTGCCCATCTTATCATATCAGCAACCATTAAAAAATAATTTTCATATCCTTTTGCAATAAATCTATTAAGTTCAAGGTCAAGTCTTTCCTTTATTTTTCCATCATATTTATATGGAGTATTTTTTTCAAGTCCTTCAATTGCCATCTTCTTAAGCATATCTGCTCTTGATATGTTTCCAAAATCTATTTTTGGTAATGTATCTTTTTCTCCAGAATTTTTAATCTGAAAATTACATTTGTCAGAGACTTCAAAAGTATTTTTCATAAAATCTTTATAATGCAAAAATTTCCAATCAGTTTCTGGTATTCTTTGCTCTATGTCTTTATCCTCCATTAAATAAAAGCAGTCATCACCATATCCTGCAGTACCATATGGCTTCTTTGTATCAATTGCTTTTATTGCATCATGAAATTCTTTATCTTCAGCCTTTGGATAATGGCTGTCTGTTGTGATTACCGATTTTATTCCAAAATGATTTGCTCTATCAAATAATATTTTAAGTACTTCTTGATTCCTTGTTTCTATTATGTTATGTACTTGCATTTCAGCATAAAAATCATCACCAAACTCGTCTTTAAATCTTTTTATTAAAGCATCTGCTTCTTTCATTTCATCATTTCTTATTAAAGTGTGAATAAGACTGCTTGTACATCCAGACAATATTATAAGACCTTCTTTATATTTAAATAAGTCTTCAAGTAATACTATTGGTTTATAATAAAAATTATCACGAACAGCCATACTATGAAGTTTTAATAAATTTTTCCATCCTTGTTCATTTTTAACTAATACTCCAAGATGATATCTCTTGTCGTCTCCTTCTCTCTTCATATATATTTCACACCCAAGTATTGGTTTAATATTTTTTTCAAGACAATTTTTTTTGAATTCCCATGTTCCTGCCAATGTACCATGGTCAGTTAATGTTATAGCTTTAAATCCTTTTTTATATGCAGTTTCAGCAAGATATTTTGTTGTTCCAAATGCATCACCAATAGAGAATTCACAATGAACATGTAGAGGAACATATGATTGTGGTATTATTATTTCTTCTTCTTTTTTTTCTGTCTCATATATTTTAATAAAATCTGATAAATTTTTATATTGTTCAGCAAATATTCTTCTTATATCATTACTTGCAGAATTACTATCAGACCCAATCATTTGAACAATTCTTGTTTGGTCTACAACTGCCTTATCAATATATCCTATATAATTATAATTTCCTGCTTTTATTTTACAGCAAACATATAATGTAATTTCTGGATGCTTTTGATAATATTCATCATAAATAAGCATATCTTCATCTGACATTGCATCTCTTGTATATATCTTTACTTTATTTTCACCAAGTATGCATTCATCCTTTTGATTTATGTCTTTAAAAAATATTCCTGATTGCTTTGCAAATGAATGTAATCCAGCAAGTATTCCTGATATCATTTCAGTATGACCAAGATTTTCTGCCTTCTGTTGATTGATTAAAAAATTTGTTTTTAAAATTTTATCTGTATCTGGAATTTGTAAAGATACTAAGCTATTTACATTTGTATCATGAACTATATAATAATATTTTCCATTTCTATAAATATCTCTTTTAGGTGTTGATATAAGCTTTGCTCTATCTGTAAATCCTGGAATTCTTACTCTGTCTGAACCTGTTTTAACAAGTAAAAATTTATCATAATTTGCAACATCATCTTCATGAATTATAATATCATCTGAATGAGCAAATGGATGATAATCAACAAACCATTTCTCACCACCATAAGTAAACCTATCTTTATCAATAAAATTTCCTCCAATCATGCTGATAAATTTTTTTACTGCTTCTTCTGATGGCATATTTTTAAATTCAACTTCATTTTTAAATAATCCTTTTTCTACTTCTTTCTGTTTTGGTTGTGGTGCATTCTTTATTAATTCAGCGAAATCAGTAATACCATCTTTGCCATTTTTTATAAAAAAACTGGTAGTATATATATAACCTATTCTACCAGACCATTGCTTATTTTTAAACTCTTTTTCTTTTTCAATAAATTTTGCTACTGATTTGCCAAGACAGATTATTCTTTTTGGTTTTATTTCTTTAATTAATGCTTTTATATATGGTCTAAAATATTCTATTTCCTCTTGGGTTAATAATCTTATTGAATTTTCTGAATCAAGAGGAATTATTGGTAGCGTATTTATGACAGTGTAACTTTTTATTCCTGATTCTTTTATCCAATCATTTAAAATCTTTCCATTTTTGCCAGAAAATGGCTTGCCAGCAATATTATCTTCTCTATCTAAATATTCACCTATAAATAAATATTCTGGCGACTCTTTCTCTCCTCTACCAATAACTATCTTACCTTTAGTAGTTCTGATATTTTCATACAAGGGATGCTCCCTTGCTACTTTTACTAAATCTTCTGCTGCTGTCATAATTTACTCCACAAATACAGTAATTTTTTTCTTTAATAGCTTTTCAAGATATTCAATTTGCTGTTTAAAATATTCAATATCTTCTTTTGAAACTTCTCTAATTACCCAATCACCTTCTTCACAACATATGTCAATTTCACTTCTACTAAAAAACCATTTCCTATCAGCAATTGTAAAAACAACATCAATCCAATCAGCTACCTCTGTGTCTACAATAAGTTTATATTTTGGCATTTCAATCTCAAACTTTTCTATGATAGAAATTATTTCAGACGAAATCTTTTTGTGCTCAGATTCTATTATTTTCATATCAATCATTCCTCTTCAGCAAATTCTTTTATTGCATCAAAATTTTCTACAATCATCTTTGCTTTATTCTTTCCAAATTGGAAAGGAAATTTGTCCTGCTCATCTTTCTTCAAGATAATCATCTTGTTTCCCTTAAATTCTCCTCTTGCTACAATGCTCATTTTGTGTACCTCCAATTATTATCTCTAAATCTATTTTTTCTCCTGGATTTATTTTATCAATTAGTTTATATATTTTATCTTTTTCTGTTCTCAAATTTCCTTTTATTAATATTACTCTACCATCTTCTATTACACGAAATCCTTCTGGCTCATTTATCATTTTATATGTTTCGTCTACACAATATGTTCTTAGTGCAAAACTTCTAAGAACATGTGCAAGATAAAATGCTGAATCATTTTTATTCGTATCTGTCATCAATATAACTTTTCCATCAAGAGATTTGTTTAACATATCAATCTCATAAAACTCCTCTTTTGATGTAAAGTATCTATTGTGTGTCATCTTTTTTCTTCTCCTTTTCAAGTCTTAGTCTTGTTAATTCCATGCCAGAGTAAACAAGCATGTCTCTTAAAGTATCTTCTACTGTCTCATCACCAACAGTATATATCTTGTTTGATTCATAAAATCCTTGTAGTCTTGCATACTTTCTTGTAAAGTTACTAAATATTAAATTTAATGGTTGTTTACCAGAAAAGTAAGCATTTCCATAATCGTGATTTTTCTTTATGAATAAATCACAAGATTTTTGTAGTTCATCAGCAAATGTATCTGCAACCTTTTGTTCTTGCAATTCTTTTCCTGATACTTCTGGTTTTTCTGCTGGTTCTATCATATAAAATGGCATATGGTCTTGATAATATGTTTCATCTTTTATTAAAACAAATCTTTGTTCAACAAAATATGGTAAATCAAAACCACCTTTTACAGTTATATCTTTTGTAACAGTATGATTTTCTATTTCCATGAATGCACCTGTTATTCCATATGCAAGTTGGTATTTATTTAAGTATTGTCCTTCAAAAAATTTCATACTTTGTGAATTAAAAAATCTTTTGTGTGTTGGGTCTTGAAATGCAAGAGTACATTCATGGTGTGGTACAATTATTTCAATTTTTGCTCCCCATTTCATTACTCTCCAAATCTCATTCATTAAATGAATTAAATTTTCTATGTGTTCAAAAGTATGTGCTGTATATATTTCATCTACTGATTCATCAGCAAATGGTAATCTTTCGTGTTCAAAATTAACATTATATTTTGCACCACTACATTTATCAACACTATCAAATCCTGCCTTTGGATTAAATCCACCACCAATGTCAATTTTCATTTTGTCACCTTTGGAAATTCTTTTTTATCTCTATTTGTTTCGTGATTAATACACTTACCTTTCTGATTGTGTCTAGTTTTTCTTTTGCATGTTTCACACATTTGTATCCTTTTCATTTTATTCCTCTCCATGATGTTTCATCATGCTATTTTTTGTATTATTATATATCCTTGGTATATCTATCGGAGACTCAACTACTTTACCATAAGTCATGTTATTTATAGTAAGTGTCTCTGGTACTGTTACTTTTGAACAATCTTCTTTATCAGTAAGTGCAACTATAATGCTAGCAAATATGATTCCAAAACATAAAAATAATAACATCATTGCATTTAATTTATTCATTGTCCACTTTCCTGATTCAAGTTTACGCAAATCCATTTTTACTTCCTCTCGACAAGTTCATTTAATTTGCTTTTTAGCT